GCATGGGGCTTTACAATGCAGAGGAGACAGGCGGAGGAACTACTTGCCAGCTTACATTCACTTATGAATTAGTGGATGGAATTAATACTTACATTGACAACATAAATGAGACCTATCCGCTGAAGTATTATGGCTTTGCGCTGTTTGATGGGGTTAATTACTCACAGATCAATAAGATTCAAATTCCAGACACCTTTCCTCCTCCCGGTGGATTTGACTTGCAAGACATAATTGACTTTAGCAACACCATCCCTGGCATGTCATGTACCTATGATGAAGGAACAAACACCTTGGCATGGAGCTGGACAGTGACAGTAGATTGCAACATAGATTACAGAATGAGCAACAATGTTTTCAACGAGGATGACTCAAGTATAACTGTATTGTTTAGCACTGAATACCAGAGCTGCTCCTGCGAGGTAGTTGATGTGAATGCCTACTCACTTTACTCACTAAGCAACATCATCAACATTGATCCATCAGACTGCTTCAGCACCATGCTTGAGTTCTGGAGTGATAACAACACGATGGCTCAAGGCTATGAATACTTTGATAATTGGAAACAGAAAATAAGAATAGGCATTAATGGAGGCGGTGAGAAGCCAATCATTGAGGAGAGCCTATACAGGCAGAGCAATGGAGTTCATCGAAGGCCTCAGAACAAGCAGGATTTATCATTAGATTTGCACTCAGACTTTCTTGACCTAGAAACTCAGCTAGCATTGGTCGATGCCACTCGTCATGCTTATCTGGTTTGGGATGGAAAGCCAATATTTGTGAAGGGAGATATAGATGTTGCCACCATCCAAGATTTCACTACGCAATCATCATTTGAGACTTTGGCGCAAGTCAAGTTTCAGGCACTACTTCAGGGCTTCCAGCCCAGGAACTCAAGTTGTTTAAACTGCTAAAAACATGTCAATATTTTCGCTAACCTGCCCGGATGTAGGTTGTTACCAGAACTTCCTCTGTGATCCGGATTTTCAGAATAAGATTGTGGCTGTGGCTTATGTGCGTAAGTCAGATGCCCTAACAACTCAGGAGAAATCCACTGCTGACCTTTGGATTGCTGCGCTCTATGACCGCTATCTACACGGTGAGGCTTATCTAGTCTTCAACACTTCCGGAGAAAAGCCAAAGCCTGAGACAGCCACTACTACTGGCCGAGGTATGCAGAATACTAAGCCTCTTGCTAAAACACATACTCTAACGTATATGGATCAACAAGGAGTAGTAAAGAGTAATGTCCAATTCTATAATGACATTCTTGCGACTTCTCAGAACTTTGACTTTTACTACTTCACTCCGGGCCGCATCTGGGATGCATCAGGCTACTATGTGACAGTTATCGGTGATCCTGTGATTACTGCCGACCTGAACACCTACCAGATGGCTGAAGTAACTGTGAACTGGGTTTCTAAGGTCAATTCACTGCCTTATGAGTTCGACACAGACAGCTTCCTTGAGGGGCTTTACTACATCATTAGCTTTACCGGAGGTTCTGGTAGCACTTATGTAGGCAACACCATTACAAGTGCCTGCACAGACCCACAGACTGTTACTTTTTCAGCTGTTCTGAACATCGGAGCTATCTCTGGTGCGCCTGAGCAAGTATGGTCAATCGAGCAAGCTGCTGGCAGTGATGACATCACTGAGATTGGTCTTGAGATTGATCCTGCCACAGGTGTCATAACTTGGAATCCTGTCAGTTTCGTTGGGACTTACATTTTCACAGTCACTGTGACCAATGAGTACGGATGTGTTTTCGGTCAGGAGACCATCACATTGATTGTTGATTGCCCAGATTAAATAATTAGAGTTACATGGAAGAGTTAATCGGGATACTATTATCAAAGTTGCTAGACCAGAAAATTCGGGAAGGCAGGCACGACTACATTGAGGAAGCTCGTGAGAAAGCCGAGGAATTGGAATATCACTTTGAGAACGAGTATCCCGAGAATCTCTTAGTCACTCAGCATCCAAGCGAAGAGCCTTGGATGAAGGAGTACAGGAGGCGCAGATGGCAAGCTCCTACAACAACTGCCACCGGGAGAGTCTTTACATTTCTCCAGAAGATTCAGCAAGCTGATGACTTTAAAATAACCTTTGAGTCAGACTTTAAAAAGACAGGCATAGCTGAGCGCATAGGCCTGATGGACAATACTCTCAAGAATTATGTAGAGTATGAGCTGCCAAAGACAGGAAGCCTGGAGAAGTGGCTATTCAATGTCTTTCTCAAGACTTACCTCAAGGATAGTAATGCCGTTGTAATTACTGTTCCTGATTATGATGAGTTTGTAAAAAATCCATCTCAAGTCACTACACTTGACTGGTCAAAGCCTTACCCTCATATCATTGAGAGTGAAGACCTAATCTGGGAAGGTGAAGACTATGTCATAACTAAGACAGAGGATTACAAGGACATGAACCGTAAGAAGTGGGATCAGTTCTTGTGCTTCACTACTCAGGGCTTGATGCTGTTTAGGCAGGTCAATCAGTACACCTATGACCAGCCTTTTCAGGTCTTTATCCTGCCTTATGAATTCAGCTATCTGCCTGCCTGTAAGGTGGGCAATATAATCTATGAAGAAGAAGATGGTCAGCTAGTCTATGACTCAGTTCTTGCTCCTTGCCTTCCGGCATGGAATGAGGTCTTGTTCAGGACTGATGACCTTAATATACTTTGGGCAACACATGCCCTGCCTCAAAAGTGGGCATTGAAGATGTCTCCATGCAAAACCTGCAATGGCACTGGCATCAGGACTAATCGTAAGGATGAGAAGATAGGCTGTAATGACTGCCAAGGTTCAGGAAGGGCAAGTTCATCACCTTTTGGCCTGATGGAAATCAACATTGACAGAGTAAGTGCTGTCAATCCTAACCCACTTGTGCCGCCTGTGCCTCCAGCTGGCTACATTGAGAGGCCAACTGAGACAGTAAAACTATTCCAGGAAGACATTCTTCAGAAGGAGTTTCAAGGATTCAAAGCCATTGGCCTTGAGTTACTAGGGCAGATTCCGGCAGCTCAGTCAGGGATTGCTAAAGAGTATGACCGCAAGGAGCTTAATACCTTCTGCTTCTCCGTGACTGTGCATCTGGCTCAAGTTTACAGGAAGGTCTGCTACTACATCATGTACCAGCGTTACAATTCGCTCTTCAGCTCATCACTGATGGACAGTGATAAGGTGATGGCAGCTCTGCCTCAGATTACTGTGCCTACTGACTATGATGTGATGACAGCCGACATGGTAGCTGAGCAGTTGTCCAAGGCAATGACCAACAAGTTTAATCCACTAATCACAGCAGGCATTGAGAAGGACTATGTGGAGAAGCTCTATGGCGAGAATAGCATTCAGAAGACATATCTAAAGATATTAAGCCAGCTTGATCCTTTGCCATTTAAAAGCACAGATGAAAAGACTGTGCTGCTGGCGAGCAATGGCTGCACTCAGTTGGATTACATCCTGAGCGCCAACCTAGCGGCATTTGTGATGCAGAAGGTTGATGAGGATGCAAGCTGGTATGACAAGCCTGTGCAGCAGCAGAGGGCTGATGTATATGCCTTGGCAGCACAGAAACAGGCTCAAATCAGAGCAGGTATTGTTCCATTGATGGACAACATGAGCGAGTCAAGTGAATCTGATAATGATACAGATAATCTAGGTAAGCTACCACTTGCAATTATGCAACTTTCACTTGCTGCTGAAAGAGCAAGCAAGGCAGGCAATACTGCGCTGTTTAAAACGCTGAATGATAAAATCAATAATCTGCTGGGTGAAATTGAATAATAGTGGCAACACCTACTGAGTTAATCAAGCAGATTCAGGAATTACAGCTGGCAATTGAGACCCGGATGGATGAGGCATTGCCTAGGGTCTTTGCCAAGCTATCTGATCAGGTGATTGACTTGGCCTCTGATTTATCACTAGATCCAAAGGACAGGGCTAAGTCACTGAAAGAACTGATAAAACTCAAGAAGGACATTGCCAATACCATTGTCACCAATGCGCCATATCAGCTTCAGGTTGCAGAGGTAATCAAGGGATTTGAGATGCTCGCTGAACTTAGCAATGAGTACATTACAGTTGCCATAGGTGATTTCAAGCCAAAGAAGGCACTGTATGAAGCTATACTGGAAACAAACATTGCCACCACAAAGGATGCACTCCTTGGAGGAGGGATAAGCGAGAACTTTGGCACAGCGATTCAAGAAGTCCTAAAGGACAACATTGCAGGCATTGGCACAAGGTCTGAGCTAAATAAAACACTGCGCAAGTTCATTGAGGGAACAGATACGGAAAAGGCCTTTTTGAATAGATATATCAAACAGGTTACTAATGACTCTGTAATGACCTTTAATGCCGAATACATCCAGACGATTGCCGAGGATTTAGATGTTGAATATTATCTCTACCAAGGCACACTGATTGAGGATTCGAGGCCTTTCTGTGTATCAAGAGCAGGCAGATATTTTACAACAGAAGAAGTAAAAGACTGGGGCGATTTGGGCAAATGGAATGGTAAAAACACCAACACAAATAGAACCACTATCTTCATCTATCGTGGTGGCTACAACTGCCGCCATCAGCTCTGGCCTGTTGCTAAAGAGCAGTATGAGTCAGCAAAG